CATCCAATTGCAATCTACTGGATTTGACTTCTACATCGACTTGTTCAACCTTCTTAACTATTTGTTTTACAGGCTTTGGTACTTCAACCTTCTTTTCTTCTTTCTTTTCCACAACCGGCATATTCTTTAACTTTAAGAAATCTTTCCAGTTAATTTTCTTTACGGGTACATCTTTCTTTTTTGGTTCTTTTGCAGTTTGTTCTTCTTCATGTTTCTTTATTGCTGCTTCTTCTCGTTCACGCTTTTCAATAAACAAAGCTATTTGTTTCTTTACTTCATCTGTAATATAAATGGTTATATCTTTACCACCACCGCCTGTATCATGTTTCTTCTTTCTTTGAGCACCTTTGGTTTGTAAATAAGTTTGCATTTCTACATTTCCAGTCTTGAATGCAATATCTAACGGAGCAATTTCACCTTTAAAATCTGCGCCATTAACATTTGCTCCCAAATGTACCAAAAACTCCACCATATCAACATCGTTAGCGTTAACGGCATAATGTAATGGCATCCAACCATTCTTTTCATCTCTGCCATTGATTCTACCGTCTTTATCAAAGAATCCTTGTACACCCTCAAAATCACCAGTTTCTGCGCAGAAATGAATACTTATACCACCCGCTGATTTAGCACCGTAATTGTTTAGTATTTTAACAATTTCACCTCTATTTGTATTGGACAATACATCAATTGGGTTGTTTTTACCCAAGAAGTCTTTCTTGTTGATATCTGCACCTTTAATGATTAGATATTCAACCAAGTGTTTTTGACCGTAATTAACAGCATAATGTAGTGCAGTCCAACCTTTACCAGCATCAACTTCATTGATATCACATCCTTTATCTAACATTTCTTCAATAGAAACGATATCACCATTCTTTGCAGCTAAATGGAAACTACTACCACTGCTGTATTTAGCACCTCTTTGTTGTAGTACTTCTACAATAGGTTTGAAACCTTTTTGTTCAGCTACATCTAGTGCGGTATTTTTGCTTGTCCAATCTTTTACGTTTGGATCAGCTCCGTGATTTAATAATAATCGAACTATTTCTATTTGATTTTCTTCTACTGCAACAACCAGTGGGGGATTGCCTGTGTCATCATCTCTCTGATTAACGTCTACTTTTTCTTTTTCTATACAATTGTAAACGTTATCGTATAGACCTCTTCTGATGTGGGTAAAAATGTTAATAGCCATGGTTCAATTAGTAAATTATTCTTTTTTGAAACGAGACAAATCTAATTGAGGTAGAGGCTTTTCTATATTTAGACTTGCAAGTCGTTCGTTTTGAATAACTAATTTACTACCACCGGCAACTTTACCATCTACTATGTCATATATAAAAAAGACTGTTTTTGTTAAACCCACACGAACAATTCTGCCGGGTTTACCATCAACATATACAACGTCGTCTTCTTTATAATCACTTCCGATAAACATGAAAAGTGCAGATGCCAACTTTTCAATACTTGATTTGAATATCAGAATTACTAAACCGGCTAAAAACATCCAGACATATTTGCCTGTCATATCTTGCGCAGTTGACTCTAATACCTGTTGAGAAATTACGTGTGCTGTATTTGTGTCCATAATTGTATTTAGTTTATTAACATATAACATTCGTTAACAATCCAAAACAATTATATAATAAATATACTATATAATTTACTTAATCCACTTTTGTTCTTTTAGAATATCATCAATCAATTCTTTTTCGGAACTGTCCATTTCTTTATCAAATCTCTTTAATACTTCGGTTAATGGATATACTCTGTCAGGAGACTCTTTTTGCTTTTCTTTTAGTTCTTGGATTACATCAACTATTTTAACAAGAGGAGACTTAAACTCATCAACTTTATCTTTTGATGCAAAATTAGCTAATTCAAATGCATGTGGAGTTAATGCTTTTACCAAACTTAATAGTCCGGATCCAATCATATTGAATATACTAAATGCTGCACCGGCGGCTGGATGTATTGTTGATAATATTCTAAGTACAACAAATACTATAACAAATATGATAATTGCGGTCATTGCACTAATAAAAAACTTCTTTAAACCCCAAAATACTGCATTTAATCCAAACATACCACTCATAGCATCAAGGGTAGCCTTGCTTTGATCAGCTTCTTTTGCAATTTCTTTTGCTTTATCAGTCATTTGCCACAATTCATCGTCGTACTTTTCTTTCAAAGCAGACTTTTCTTTTTGTAGTTTGTTTATGATTTCATCGCGTTGCGACAATAACTGATCACCTTTCTTTCTTTCTTCAGCAACTTGACTATTCAATAGATCAACAGTAGCTTTGATACGTTTGATTTCATCTATATGAGGTGAACCAACTATGGAAATGACACGTTCATTTAGTGCTTTAGCAGTATCAACTTGTATGGGTGCGTTGGTTACTTGACTCAAAGAGTGTTGAATACCTATAGATAAAGACGATGTTTGTACTCGTTTACTCTTTTCTACTTTTTCTAATTCTACCATTGTATTATCTACTTTGGCTTCTTGTTTAGCAACTGCATCTTGTGCCGCCGTAACTTGTTTTGCTGGTTTAACTTCGGATGAAATACAACCGGTTAATATTAGAATCACGATTGTATAATACAGTTGTTTTTTATAGTTCATATAATATAAATATTACTTTTTATAATTAAATCAATATTTATCAATATGATTAAATTAGGTGATTTGATGGACAATCAAGAGCTATGTAGTATGGCTCTTATCCAAAACGTGGTTATAAGCACAAATCTCAAGTATCATCTTGAAAAACAAATACCACTAAGTGAAAACATTTTTAGAACTTATAGCGATAGTTACTTTGAGTTGTTGGAAGAAGTTCGTACTTTGTATTATAACAACCAAATTGAATTATGTGATTCGGACGCTGAATTGGTGGAAAGTGATCTTGGTAAGAAAGAACTCTTCGAAGGTAGAGAAGTTTATTTGGATGCACCTATTGAAGTAGAAGAAGATCTACTAATGGAACTTAAGCATAGAGGACGTACTGTTAATTTAAGTAGACCATTTAGAACTCCAGGCGGTCCTAAAAAGTATGCTGTATATGTTAAATCCAAGAATGGCAAAGTTAAAAAAGTAACATTTGGAGATCCAAATATGAGAAGTAGAGCCGGTAACAAGGCTCGACGTAAGAGTTTTGCAGCTAGACACAGATGTAGTCAAAAGAAAGACAGAACAACGGCTGGATATTGGAGTTGTAGAAGTCACAGAATGAGATCGTTGGGTAATAAAGGTAAAGGTAAATACTGGTAATGAGCCTGCCGTTTATAGAAAAATCAGTGGGTAACAATCAGTATATAAGAGAATTTAGTTCTGATGTAGACACTCACGAACTGGAATGGCATATAGATCGTGAAGACAGAACAATTGAAGTTATAGAAAATAACAATTGGCACTTTCAATTAGATAATAATTTACCACAATTACTTAAAGAAACAATATTTATACCTAAGGAAACGTATCACCGTGTAATAAAAGGTACGGGTAATTTAAAAGTAAGAATAACAAAACATATATGAAACTTATAGATTTATTAACAGAAGCAAAGATGTATGAAGGTTTAGGACTACCAGCATCATCCATACAGTCATTGGATTCGTTTGTTGCGCAAGAGTTAGATGAAGCTGATATGTTGGGAGCAGGTACTTCAGAAATACCATCAGACGAATTACAAGGTTATTTGGATAGATCTGCTGGTCAGCCTGATGTTTACAAGAAAACGGGATTGCCTAAATTGGATAAAAAGGGTAGACAAAAGTATGTTACTACAAAAAATCCAACTGATAAATTTAAGTATCCATATGTACATCCAAAACTTGCAAGGGAAATACAAATCGTCGATCCATCTGGTCGTAGATTTGATTTAGACAAACTAAAAACTCACATTACAACACGTCCTGATAAAATTTTAAAACAAAATGAAAAAATTTCACATAGTGGTGGTGAAAGTACTCAGTTTTATAATATAGGATTGCCAGCTTTACAAGGTCTAGGATATGATGAAAAGAATCAAAAATTTGTTATCATAAATACATGTCCTGGTGCAGGCGCATGTAAAGTTTATTGTTATGCTAAAAAAGGCGGTTATGTACAATATATGCCTGTTAACACTTCACAAACGCGACAACTTAACTTTTTGTTGAACGATCCAGATGGTTATAAAAACATGTTAGCAAATGAAATTCGTGAAGCTGTAAATAAAAACAATAAGAAAAATGTAAAAACAGTAATTAGATGGCACGATTCAGGAGATTTCTTTAGTCCTGATTACTTGAACTTAGCATATAGTGTTGCAAAAATGTTTCCAACTGTAGACTTTTATGCTTATACTAAAATGGCAGATGTGGCTAAAGGTAATAAACCAATCAATTTTAAAATGAATTTTAGTGCGGGTGCAAAGCCTGAACAAGAAAAACAAGTTGATTTACAGACCACTAAACACTCAACAGTTGTTCCAAAACAAATGTTTGCTGATTTGGTTGATAGAGAAGAAGTTCCAGATCCAGACAAGCCAACTAAAACAATTAAAAAGTTGGTGTATAAATCTCCAGCCGCTATTAAGATCTTAAAGAAAAAATTAGCATTGAAGTATAACGTCGATGAAGATAGTGTTATTACCTACGACGAAATGATGAATATTCCTGTAGGCGATAAACCAAAATGGAATGTCATCGTTAAACCAGGCGACGGCGATGATAGTGCAAATAGAGCAGATGTTATAGGTACTTGGCTACTAATTCACTAATTTAGTTGTATTATCTCGACTTAGAGATATTTATAATTAATGAGTGATAATATAAAGAAGTATTTGTATCTGATGGTTAAAACCCATTCCGTGACCGGAATGAGATATCTTTGTAAGAGAGTTACTACTAGTGATTCCAAAGCTATTTCGTATAATGGATCAGGAAAATACTGGAAACGTCATTTAAAAGTTCACGGAAAACATATAAATACTGAAATAGTTGCTAAATATGAATTGGATAAAATAAATGAATTTAGTACTTTGTGCATTGAGTATAGCGTTAAACACAACATCGTTAACAGCGACAAATGGGCAAATTTAATTGAAGAAAACGGATTATCAGGAGCAGTAGTTGGTGAGAACAATCCTAGTAAAAATCCAGACGTTAATAGTAAAAGAAGTAAATCTTTAATAGGCAAATACGTAGGAGAATTTTCTAATTTTTATGGAAGAAAACACACTGAAGAAACAAAGGAAAAAATAAGCATTGCAAATCGTGGAGATAACAATGTAATGAGAAGAAATAAAATTGCTCTGGAAAAAATGATTTTTGCAAAAAATAAACCAGAAAATAAAGAAAAACAAAGATTAATTGCGATTGAGGTCAATAATAGACCGGAAGTAAAAGAAAAAATTAGAAAATCAAAATTGGGATTAAACAATCCATCCGCAGATAAAAATATTTATACTCTTAAACATAAATTTAACGGATATATTATTAATGGTACACGATTTGACTTAATTGAACAAATGAAAAAATTAAACAGTAATGACTCAAATATTAATATTTTGACAAGTGGGGATATTGGCTATTTTCTAAAGAAAGATAGAGTTGTAAAAAATGTGAAAGGATGGACTAAAATATGAGCGCTGGACTTGACCAAGATAGGGTAAGATGGCCCGGAAGTGGTAGCTCTGTTACCACTGGAAGCGTACCATTTGGTTATTATTTAGGCGAAACGTGTATTGGATTAGAAAGTACATTTGAAAACGACTGTAGTAGTAGCGCCATGTGGGCAGCAAAAAGACTTGGCTATCCGATTGTAGATATCGAAATGATCGATGTTAATTTCTACGCATGTTTTGAAGAATCAGTTCTAGAATATAATCGGGTAATCAACGAATTTAATATTGTAAATAATCTCGTTTCTTTACAGGGATTGCCACAGTCAAAATATGATAATTTAACTGGTCTAGGTATGAAGAGTACAGGATTACCGTTTGTAATACAATTAAGTAAACAATATGGTGCAGAAGCTCTTGTAGGCGGTGAATATGAAGTAAAAAGAAATTATATTAGTATAACAGGCAGTGCTTCCCCGGCACATACAAATCAAGTTTACGATCTAAACGTCTTGATTGGAAAAGATATTGAACATTTAACAGGATCACGAATTGAAGTTAAAAGAGTTTTCCATCAACGTCCACCAGCAATTGCCCGTATTTATGATCCATTTAGTATGACTGGTATGAGTTATAGTAACGTATTGAGTGAAATGGGATTTAGTGCATATAGTCCAGCAACTCAGTTCTTAATGACTCCTATATTCGAAGATTTGGAACGTGTACAAGCTATTGAATTTAATGACATGGTTCGTAAAAGCGCTTATAGTTTTGAAATTCTTGGCAACAATAAGTTGAGAATATTCCCAATTCCAACCGATACTTTTAAACTTTATATTGACTATATCGTTGAAAGTGAACGTGATATTACAAATTTCTTCAGTGGATCTCGTTATGAATATATTAGCGATGCAAGCGATGTGCCATATGAATATTGTACATATTGCAAAATAAATCAACCGGGTAAACAATGGATTAAAAAGTATTTTCTAGCGTTATGTAAAGAAACACTTGGTCGTATTCTTCAAAAATATACTACCGTACCAATACCTGGCGGTGAAGTAACTCTTGATGGTGCGGAATTACGTGCCGAAGCTAAAGAAGAAAAGGATACACTGCTTGAAAAATTAAGAGATATGTTGGAGAAGACGCTACGTGTAAATCAATTGGAAAATAAAGGTAAAGAAAGCGACGAGATGCAAAAAATGTTATCTCGCGTACCTTTGCATATTTATATTGGATAATTTATGGCAGCCCCAACCACACCACAATATCCAAAGCAAAATCCATCTTTTCCCCAGTATTGGACAAATGGAAGAAAGGACGTTGGTATATATAACAACAACTATTCTCCCGGTAGATATTTTTCTCCAAGAGATATAAATTTATTGGGATCTGTTAACGCTGAATTAGTTGGAGATATTATTGAAAACGTGGTTCAATTATTTAAAATTGCTACTTATGAAACCGTGGTTAATATTTACGGAGAAAGTAGCAGTGAAAAAGGTAAGATATTTTATCCAGGCATTAATATGTCGGCTTTAATTCAACGTGAAGACTTGAATGCGGAAAATCAAGGATTTGGACCAGATAGAAAACAAGATATAGTTTATCGTTTTAGAGAACGTGATTGTATTATTACAAGCTTCTTTCCAGAAATTGGAGATTTGGTACTTTATAATGAACGTTATTATGAAATCGATAATGTTATACAAGAACAATTTTTAGGTGGTCATCCTGATAAGTCTTGGAGTCTAATTGTTAATACTCACTATACAAGACTAAGTAAACTAAATCTAGTAGAAAGACAAACATAATTTATGGCATGGGGACCAAATAATATAGCAAATCCAAACCAAGCTCCAAATCCAATTGAAAAAAATGCAAATCAATCGGATGTTAAAAATTATTATAATAGAGCTAATGCTGTTCGTCGAGATACAGATAAAGAGAAAAATGTAACCATCACTCTGCTAGACGTTGACACAGCTATCATGTCAACTCTGTCAGACCAGTTAAAATTACAAGTGTCTGATAACGGAGAGGTTGTTAGAGTACCAGTTATTTATGGAAGTCCAGAAAAATGGTTTGCTGTAAAAAAGTATGGTCATATCAGAGATAATCAGGGAAAAATATTATTACCCGCTTTTATGATTCGTAGAAAAAGCGTGGAGAATAATAAAGATTTAATGACTTTTAATCGTTATTTGAATTACGAAACTATAATGAATTATTCTCAAAAGAATAAATACGATAGATTTGATATATTGAATAAAGGAACATTTCCAAGCAAACCCACAAAACAAATATTCAGTGTAAGTCTACCAACTCACGTTATTGTAACATATGAATGTATGATTTGGACAGATTATGTGGATCAAAATAATAAATTGATCGAACAAATTAATTATGCCGCTAAAGATTATTGGGGGGATCGTGAAAGGTTTAA